AAATGCCAAGTGACCGCATTGGGCACCACATAAAGATCATATCCTTTTTGATGTAAAGCATTGCTAAACAATGTTTCTTCCCTGTGGGCCACTTTTGAAAGCCCCAAATGATAATCCACAATGCCAGCTCGATACAAAAATGAGCAATGCAAATGCTCGACTTTTTTGCGTTTGTGAATATATTTCCATTGGATGTTTGGCTCTGCATCGATGTTGGCCATGGTGGCCGTTGGAAATGATTCCTCAAACTGCAATGGTGGTGTCAATATCGATCCACCAACTGCGCCCAAATTGGGATCATGCAGCGTCCAGCTGAACAATTCATGCAGCACATTGGCCTCTGGAATGGCATCATCATCCATGCGCCAAACCCATTTGTATCCCATTGTGTTGGCCGCCTGGTGGTTGTGGTGCGTGCCCTTTTTAGCAGCAAACCGCCATTCCCATTCGATGCCTTTGATGTCCATCATTTGAAAGAGATTTTTATAAATCAGCTCATCTCTAACATCTCTTGGATTTTCATTGTCATCAAAAATGACCACTTTGTCTGGTCGTTTTGTTTGATTGATGATGGCAGCCAAAGCCAATGGCAGCGTTGTGTCATATCTGCCTCGAGTGCCAATGCTGCATAAAACCTTATCCACGATCCCACCTCAAAATCATCAAATTGAATCGATTGTGTTCAGTGATTGATCTTGGCTCTGGTGTGATTGCACCATGCTCGCTAATGTATTCCACATCAAAATCAAAGAAATTAGTTTCATTGAGGCCATGCAATTTATGATGTTCGCCCCAAAAACCTGGTGGCTCATTCCATGGCACTGTGATCAGCAATCGATTGCAATGCTTTTTCAGCTTTTCCACAATGTCCAAGCCATTTGATAAATGCTCGATCACTTCAAAAGCAATGATGGTGTCAAACTGTCCCAGTTGGATTTCATTGATGTCTGCACATGAAAACTTGATGTTTTCGCCCCATTGCTGATCTTGAGCCACATCGATGATGATGGGGTCATAATCCAAACCCAAATATTCAATGTCATTGGGTAAAAATTGAGTGCCAAATCCAGTGCTGCAGCCAATTTCTAATATCTTTTTGCCACGCAAATTTCGATTGGCCCACATATATCGTGTGGCCTCTCGAGGATAAACTGGATCACCTTTTAAAAAAACTGCACGCTCATAATTGTTTGTGAGTTTCCATCTGTAATATTCTGGATTGTGCTGCTTGGCAAAATTCAGCTCATTGATCAAGAGCATTTGCTCCCATGTTTTGTTTTGTATTGTCATTTTGTTTTATTGTGGTGGTTGATCCTGTGTTTGCTGCACTTGTGGTGCAGCTTCTTTTTGAACTTCTTGGATCAATTGGAATACTTCTTGGAAAGGTCTAGTTCCCAAGTACGCCATGATGTTATTCACGAGTGTGGTTGATAAAGTTACTTTGTCCATGTTTAAGCTCCTTGTGTTACCCAGGGAAGCGCAGGGCTCACCACTGGCGGGTTAATTTGATTAGCAATCATTGTGTCTAAAGCCGTTTGTGTTCCGCTTTCAGATACACCACTTTCCCAAATCCAACCCAATACTTGAGATTGAGTAAGTTGAGCAAAGGGGGTAAATGGTGAACCCGCAACGTAAGTTACAGGGCAAGTTGAATAAATGGTTGCCGTATAGGGAACGGTTTGCCCATTTACTGTGTGAGTTTGGTCTGATGTTGCCACACATTGCCAATGGGCGTTGAACACGCAATCAGGTTGTGGTGTTGTTGGATATGCGTCTAGCGCAGAGATTGTCCATGTATATGTGTTCATTTTGCTTCCTTTAAAGGTTGTGGTATAGGCTGAACAAGAGTTGTCACGTTATCTTTGGTTTGCTCAATAAAACCATTGGGTTTGATTTCAATGCTATTACCCCATGTTTGAGGATTGGTTAAGTCAACTGTTTTGCCATCTATTTGAATCATTATTTATTTTCCTAATTTGGCTTCAAGAGCCGTTACTTTTGCTGATAATTCTTGAATTGCTTTAAAAGCTACTGCTACAAGAGAACCGTAGTCCACACTGTATGATGTTTCTTCTGAACCAAATACAACCTCTGGAATGATTGTTTTTAATTCTTGAGCAACAAAACCAATAAAATCACCGCTAACATCGGTTCTGTTGTAACTGTGTGGCTGAACGGTCAATACCGTATTTAAACCGTACTTAATGTCAACAATGTTTGTTTTTTGGCGACTATCTGAAGCATTTGTCCACGCACCTGCAGATGTCAAAGTTGCCGTATTTGACCCGTTTGGAAAATATAAAGTAGCGTCAGTAGAGTTATTAGCAAACACAATTTGTCGCCATTTTGTAGAGTCAGCAGGGTTTGATGTTTGTAACCCAATAAAGTTTGACTTTGAAAGAAACGTTGCATTTGGTGCTGTTGTAGTCCCCACTAACAAGTTACCACTAGAGTCTATACGCATCCGTTCTGTGCCAGCAGTAGCAAATCTCACAGTTCCTTGATAAAGAGTTGCATTTGAACCTGTGATTGACATACCAGCGTAGTAACCTGCGCTAGAACCAGCAATAAATTCAAAGCTACTTGCATCAGCCGCACAATTTATAATACCAAGTGTTCCGCTATCATAAGTTCCAAATCTACCAGTAGTTAATCCACCTGACATTCCAATACCGCCTGTTGGTGGATTTGGAATTGAACCACCAAAAACAGTAAACCTATTATTAGCAGTAGTTGTGCCTACTGACAAGTTACCACTATTATCTAGTGTCATTGCTTGGGTAGGAGTAAATGTTCCTGTGCCTGAGCCATTTGACACATAAAATTGCGCTTGACCCGAAGAAAAAGATAAAAACGATGCAGGAGATGCTGTTGTAGTGTTTACATAAGCAAAATTACCAGAACTATTGACATAGTAGTTCCATCCAATATTTAAAGCAGAAGTTGTAGAAGTTAAAGAAGTTCCGCTCCATATAGCTCCTTGACCAATTTGAATTGCTTTATAACCACTAGGATACCAAGCACTAGGAGTAACTCCTAATCCTAAGTTACCAGAGGCATTTAAATACATTTGCAATGTGTTGTTTGTTGCAAACTGTAATGTTTCGTTGGTAGTTACGTTAATTGTTGGTCCTGTGCCCGCATAATTAGAACGCAAACTTAAAACGTGTGTACTTGCACCATCTTCATTAACTGTAATACCAGCAGAACCAACAACAGTTAAGGGAGCACTAGGACTACTTGTACCTATACCTAGATAGCCTGCGGTTGTAAGACGCATCAATTCTGCAGCAGATGCGTTATAAGAAATAAATGGCACATTAGTTGTTGCGCCAATATATCCATTGATTGTTCCACCAGTTTGTAATTGAATTAAGGCGGTTGCCCCACCAGTACGATTGATATTTAAAGGTGTTCCACTTGAATTAACATTTAATGTAGTCCCATCAAACGTCAACGCAGACCCAGTAGCCAAAGCACTTGTACTAGACGCATACACCACACCATTTGCTGTAAATGATGTTAGTCCTGTACCACCGTTTGTGGTTGCTAATGTTCCTGCAAGAGTAACAGCACCACTTGTTGCAGTAGAAGGCGTAAATCCAGTAGTTCCTGCACTAAAACTAGTTACGCCAGAATTGTTAATGGTGATAGCAGTAGAACCGTTGTAAGTTGTTCCTGAACTAAATGTAATGTTAGTTCCGGCAGTTAAACTAGCTAAATTGCCACCAAGTGAAATTCCTGAAATTGTTGAATTAGCTAACTGTGCATTGGTAATTGTTCCACTCAATGCAGTAGTAGGAATGGTGTTTGAAGCACTCATTGCTCCAGTACCGTTACCATATACATAACCAGTTAATGTGGTTGCACCAGTACCGCCGGATGCTACACCCAATGTACCGGCAAGAGTAATTGCGCCGGTTGAGCTAGTGTTAGGTGTTAGACCAGACAATGAAGTTTGGAAAGATGTAACTCCACCAGTCGATGCGGCCCATGTTGGAACACCACCCGATAAAGTCAATACATAACCATTAGTACCTGCTGAAAGTTTGCTAAGTGTATTTGTAGCTGATGCGTACAAAATATCACCAGTCACATAAGATGTTTGACCTGTACCGCCATAAGTAGCGCCTACCGCGTTACCATTCCATGTTCCACCAGAATATGTTCCAGCCCAAGTCAACGTGTTGGTTGACCAAGAAGCATTAGAAGGCGCTTGATTGTGGTAATCCCATGTACCTGCAGCAATAGAATTTGTTAAAAGAATAATTTCAATATAAGAGCCAGATTGCAACGTAGCAATCGTAGTGCCTGAGTTATTCTTTACAACAACAGTTCCTGAAGACTGATTATTATTAAACGTGTATATAGCACCTGCTGGCAATGTAGTCGCATCAGGAAGTTGATAAGTTTGACCGCCAGACCCAGTAACCACAAAATTAGGCGTAGAACTAGCAGTTAAAGTTGTCGTTGTTCCTGCAGCAGCTACGTTTGTAAAACCTTCATAAAAATCATTTGCTGTGACATTTTGGTTTGCGTCTCTTAAAACAACAGAATTTGCTCCTGATGTTCCATAAGATGTTCCCCAACCAGTTCCTGTGGATACTGCAATGCCAGCACCAGGATAAATGGTTGGCCCTTGCGCACCACTGAAACCTGACCAGCCTGAAATTCCGCTAAAACCTGATGTCCCTTGCGCCCCATTTTGGCCCGAATACCCGCTAAAACCTGACGTCCCTGACGCCCCTACTTGGCCAGACCAACCGCTAAAACCTGACGTTCCTGACGCCCCCACTTGGCCAGACCAACCAGACGTCCCGCTAAAACCTGACCAACCCGACACGCCTGACCCGCTATAGCCTGACGTCCCTGACGCCCCCATTTGGCCCGACCAGCCCGAAATCCCGCTATAGCCTGACGTCCCTGACGCCCCAGAATAGCCTGACCAACCAGACACGCCTGACCCGCTATAGCCACTAAAACCCGACCAGCCAGACACGCCTGACCCGCTATAGCCACTAAAACCCGACCAGCCAGACACGCCTGACCCGCTATAGCCACTAAACCCCGACCAGCCAGAAATGCCAGACCAACCAGACGCCCCAGACGCCCCCACTTGGCCAGACCAACCAGACGTCCCGCTAAAACCTGACCAACCAGACACGCCTGAACCACTATAGCCCGACCAGCCTGACGTCCCAGAGCCTGAATAGCCTGAAATACCTGACGTCCCGCTATAACCGCTAAAACCTGACGTCCCCGACTGGCCAGCTGGGCCAACTATTTGGCCAACATTGTTCCAGGTCGTTCCACTCCAAACGTACAAATCTCCATTGGATGAAACAATGTATGCATCATTGGGATTGTTGCCTGTCGCTGGCAAATTGGCTGGTGTGGCCACTGTGCCTTTGATGTTGATCGATGTGCCTTGCTGGCCTGAGTACCCGCTGAAACCCGAATACCCTGAAATTCCTGACCCGCTATAGCCACTGATCCCGCTGAAGCCAGACCAACCTGACGTCCCTGACGCCCCCACCGCACCGCTGAAACCAGACCAGCCTGACGTCCCTGACGTCCCTACTTGGCCAGACCAACCCGAAATTCCGCTAAATCCTGACCAGCCAGAAATGCCCGACCAACCACTGGCTCCAGACCCGCTAAAACCTGAATAGCCAGATATACCTGAACCACTATAGCCCGACCAGCCTGAAGTCCCTGATGCCCCAACTTGGCCTGACCAGCCACTAAACCCTGACGTCCCTGACGCCCCTGAATAGCCTGACCAACCAGACGTTCCTGACCCGCTATAGCCAGAATACCCTGAAATCCCTGACCCGCTATAACCGCTAAAGCCTGACTGGCCAGACCAACCTGAAGTCCCTGACGCCCCAACTTGGCCTGACCAGCCGCTAAAACCTGACGTCCCTGAATAGCCCGACCAGCCTGACGTCCCAGAGCCTGAATAGCCTGAAATACCTGACCCGCTATAGCCGCTATAGCCCGAGTACCCGCTAAATCCAGACACACCAAAACTGGATTTGTTTACATTGATGATTTGATTGGGTGGTGGAGTGACTTGAATGCTGACATTGTTGTCATTGATTACTGTGACTTTTGTACTCATGTTTACTCCACCACAATGCCATCAGACCGCACAATGAAGAATAAAAAGATAATTATGTCTTCAGCTGGAGTTGATCCATTGGCTGGGAAACTAATTTTTATTCTGCCTGAGTAACCAATTCCATTGGGATCGGCAATGTCCAAGCCTGGATCGCTTGAGGCCAACCCCCATGCACTATCATCCATTACCAATGTAAACGATCCATTGGTATAGTTGATATTGGTAATTGTGAGTGAAATGGGTGTTGGTGTTGGATTGTAATCGCCAATGGTAAATGTCAAACCATTTCGAGTGTCAATCACATTGGTCAAAAGTCTGCGAATGATTTGGGCATCAATAGTGGCCCCAGTCAATGGCAAAACACCAGCATCATTGGTAATGAAAAGATTCCAAAATGCTTTTTGATTCCAGACCAGCTCGCCTGAAAGAATTTGATTATCAAAGCCCGATATTTGGGACAATGAATTTTTGTTGAAAACTGCCATTACATTCCCTTACTAGGTAGTGACGCTGCCAATGTACTCACTGGCCCCGAATGTTTTGTATTATTTTTTGTTGATTCTAATGACTATTTTATCAACAATCAACTGCTCCAGCCATTTCTGGCAATGCTTTTAATGCAGTATATGCTTGAGGCACAATATTTTGAATCATATCTGGTGAAAACACCAAATTAAATGTTACCAATGGTTTTTGATTGGCCTCTCGATTGGCTTGAGCAAAATAGACTTGAGCCGTTGCAGTTGCCGTTGGAATTGTCACACTTGGCACAACTGGTGGAAATTTTGTATAGTTTATATTGCCAATCACAATATAAGCATTTGGGCAGACCACGCCTTGATCTGTGGTGTAATTTTTAGTAATTGCCATGATTTTCCTCAAGTGTAATAGGGTATGTAATAAGTGCCACCAGAATAACTGACTTGAATCAATCCAGCCAATGTGTGGCTGCCAACTGGAACAAATCCAACAACTGAAATTCCATTCCAGTTTTGAACATTTAAATTGTTGACCAATGTTGCATCTGTAGTGGTCATTGGTCCACCATGAAGTGCCAATGTTGTTGTGCCAAATGTTTGGACATTAATACCAACTCCAGCAGTGCTAGAAACATCAAGTGCAACACCATATACTGATCCTACACTTGCGCCAATCCCCGATCCGTTTGCTAATGCAGAAAGCCCACCTCCTGTACTTCCTGAATAATTATAAAAATTACCAGCATAAGAATTTGGATTTGAACTTTCACCATAAACACCATATGATAGTGTTGCAGTGCCTTGATCAAATCCATAAACAGCAGCTCCATTGTAGGAATTGGTTGTTGCATATACTCCAAATGATTGGCTCAATGATAAATTTGCCACAATAGCTGCATATGCACCACTACCTGTTGATGTTGCACCATCAAATCTTGCAATACCTCGGCCATATATACTGTTCAAATACATATTACCAGTGGATTTTTGAATGTAATATCCAGTTGTACCCAATGGACTAAATGGACCAGTTGTGGGTGGTGTACCACCATTCCAATTGTCTGATTCAATGTCTTGAAATACTGATGCAGCAACTGGTCCAGTCCATGCAGTTTTACCTGATGGCACGCCATTTACTGTGACTGAATTTGCATTATATTGACCCATAATGTACCAAACCACATTCCCAACTGTGGCCGTTGGTGCAGTCAATGACCAGCCTGTTGGTGCATTTGGCCCAGTTGTTGGAGTGGTAAAAGATGGTGGAGTTGATGCCGTTTGAGTTACCAATTGATAAGCAGTCAAAGCAGTCAAACCCATCAATCCTGGTGTTCCGCTGCCTGAAAACCCACTATATCCTGACGCTCCGCTATACCCCGACACACCTGACATTCCAACTGGTGCCCAAACAAATCCAGCACTGATTGGGCTAAGTGTTGATAAGCTGGTCCCGCTGCCAACTGTGTATGCAAAATAATAAGTACCAACTGGCAAAACCACATCCACAAACGTATAGTATGAATTGTTTGGAACTGGCAAACTGTTTGCAGTTTGTACATTGGCCCAAACTTTCCAATCTGATCCAGATGGTGTGGCCACTGTTGTATAGTACAAAGTGCCGTTTGTCACTCGACCAGTTACTGGCACAAACACTTGCACGTTGAAATATGGAATATTTGCCGTTTCAAAATGAGCCGTCACTGTTGGTGCAGCCAATGAACTGAAAAACGTTGGTGCAGCCAATCCACTGTGACTGGTTGGTGTGTATGCAGTAATGCTTGATGTTGCATATACATTTGGATCGTATTGCATCATTTGGAATGATGCCCCAAGTGATCCATCAGGCAGCGATACTTCCTTGACTTGCATCACTCTGAATTGTTGGTTTGTCCAGCCATAGTAACTGTTGGTCACTGTTACCACATCACCAGCATTGACTTGAATGCCAGTGTAATTGGTGGAAAAACTGACAATCAAATCCAATCTGTTTTGCTCGAGCACTCGATTTGCCAAATATTGAGCCGTGACGCTGCTATTGATCAAATCATATGAAATGGTGAATTTGTTGACTGGCTCATTTGGCAGCAGCAATCCTGATGGAGTTTGCAAATTCACATAACCTGGTTGATCTCGATTGCCCGAATCAATGAATCTGGCCTCGATCTGGTTGACCATTTGAGTGATGTCCAGCTCACTGACTGTGATGTCTGAAATGATATTTGAATCATCAAATGAAAATGTGGGGGAAATGGCTTTGTTAACCACTACTGTCCAAAGTCCTGTGGCCACTTGGTAAGACTGCCATGAATCGCAGCAATTCATCATCAAATCAATATTTGACAATGCAGTCTGGCCAGTGTCCAAAACACCATTGAATCTGTATCTTGCAATCGATGCTGATCCTCCACCAGCTGGTGTGTAGGTGATCAGCTCATCAGAATATGAATTCAATGCAGTGGCTGATGCAGAGCTGACAAATTCACTTGGAACTGCTGCACCATAAACTGTGTTGGTCATGTAGTCATACCAAACGTCACCAGGCTTGGCACATCCAGTGCCATTTAAATAATGGCTTACATGGAATGTGACTGGCTGCAGCGCAGTTGTTCCAAGTGAATTTGCGTTATAAACCAGCTGCACAATGGCAAATGCAGTGCCGTTCATTTGTCGGCCACTACTGACCCATTCCTGACCTGATGGAATGCCATTGGCCGTACTTATCACTGCTGATGGCTGGTTTGATGTGTTGATAGGTGTAATCGTGCCAGTTTGTGATGATGTATACAAACTAATGTACAAATGACCGCTGATCGATGTATCCACATTGCCAGCTTGGTCTGTCAAACTCACCACTTTGGTTTGATCAGTGCTATCAAATGCAATGATCTGATCTTGATAATAAAAATTGCTGGTGTCAAATGAAAATTGGCCATTTGGGCTTATGCAGCTGATCACCATCACATAATACATTGACGTTTGATCGGTAGTCAGTACCGCATCACAAAATCGGCCACCAGTGTATGCATCACCATATACCAATGGAATGCCAGCCGTTGGATCAGGTGGCACTTGCTGCCTAATGTTATTTTGCTGGGATTGTGGAATATTGGGGGCAAAAAGCCTTGATGCAACAATAGACACTGCAAACGTGACCGCCATTTGCATGGCCCCAGCATATGTCAAAAACTCCAATTCATATGCACCAGTGACAATCGCTGCTGCAGTGAAGATAAAACTCAGTAATGACATTTTTAAACCTTAATTGTTTTGAGTTGATCCAAATGTCACCAATGGCACTGGATTGCTCGATGTCGATCCAATCACTTTGGATATACTGCCAACTGTTGGCTGAGTGCCAAAATTGAAGTAAGTGGATGCAATGACTGGCACTCGATCCATGCTTGAATCATTTGGATATAAAAACCTCCAATTGGATGGATTGGTTTTAATTCCAGCAATCCTTGAGTCCAACACCAATCGCATCGATGCTGATGAAATCACGCACGTTGCCACTCGAGTCCTGGCTCTTTGATCAAATTTCTCTGAGATGGCAATGTTGTTGATAATGCCTTGGTATCTTTGGAAAAACTGCTGCACACCACCAATGGTTTGAATTTGATTGTTTGAATCAAGAAATCCACGCCAGACAATGATTTGGCTGCCTTTCATATTGGCTGCCAATACTGCTGCAATGATGTCTGGATTAAGGCCAGTGACTGTCAATTTCAAATCAACACTGGTTGATTTCATGTCCTGTTGAATTTCACTCAATCCAACATATGCTCCCATGCCTTGAAACAAAATCCCATTGATGGTCACATTTGACGCTGCATTGCAAAATGTATAAACCGCAGTGGGTGAACCAATGGTGCCAATGTTGATTTGAATAAATTCAGCGTATCTGATTGAACTTGAATTGAGTGCTGCAATGGCAGTGGACATTTTTTCCCCTTATGATGCAGTGATGTATTCTCTAAATACAAATGGACTTGACCACTCGACCCATGCACCATTGGTCATTGGATTCAATGTGTATGTGGGCAATT